ACTATTTATAGAAGTGGGATGACTTCTGCTGAAGTAGCAAGTGCTACAACAGTTGTAAGAACAAATCAAACTAATAATCAGTTTGCTAACTATGAATCAAATGGTGCTTATGGAACTTTATATATTATTGATAGTACCAATAAAATAGCTGAATTTCAGATTACAACTTCAGGTGGAGTTAATACTTATTATTTTGAAGAATTAGAAAGGTCAGCTCCAGTCAATCCTAAAAGATGTACTATCTTTTCAGAACGATTAGTTGTAGCTGGACAATCTGTATCAACAAGTACTGTTGCTTATAGTAGCCGCTTAAAACCTTATGATTTTGAAGCTACTGGTTCAGGAACAATTGATGTTGGAGATATTATTGTAGGTATTAAAGTTTTTAGAAATACTCTTATTATATTTTGTAAAAACAGTATATTTGAGTTGACAAGCCTAGATTCTACCCCTATACTTAAATCTATAACTAAGAATATAGGTTGTATAGATGGAAATACAATTCAGGAAATTGGTGGAGATTTAATATTTTTAGCACCTGATGGATTAAGAACAGTTGCTGGAACAGCTAGAATTGCTGACGTTGAAATCGGTTCTGTTAGCAGAAAAATTTTACCTTTAATAAATGACCTTTTAGATAATATTACTAATTATACTCTTTCAAGTATGGTTATTAGAGAAAGAAGTCAATATAGATTATTTTATTTTCAATCAGGTCAAGCAGATGCAAGTCAAAAAGGAATTATAGGAACATTTAAATTTGATGAACAGGGAATTCCTGCTTTTGAATGGAGTAATTCAAAAGGTTTAGTCGTTAAGACTTGTACTTCAGATTTAAATACTTCTAATGAAGAAGTGAAATTTAGTGCAGATGAAAGTGGATATATTTATTTGCATGATAGTGGCAATAATTTTAATGGTGAAAATATTAGTGGAATATTTCAAACACCAGATATGGATTATGGTGATAATGGTTTAAGAAAAAGTCTTTATGCTGTTAAAGCAAATATTAAACCAGAAGGAGTACAAGACGATTTAAGATTAAGAATTAGATATGATTTTGAATCTTCAGATGTTCCCCAACCTGGTGTATTTAGTGTTGGTACTTTAGCTGCTACATCTTTATATGGAAGTGCAGCATATGGAAGTGGAACTTATGGTGCAGTAACTTTACCAAGTAAAAGAATATTAGTAATAGGAAGTGGTTTTTCAAATAGTTTTAGATTTTATAGTAATGATACGAATGCTGCATATGCAGTTAATGGATTATTTGTATCATTTATAGCAGGAGGAAGAAGATAATAATATGGCAGGTTATACACGACAAAGTTCCGCAGAAATAGCTGATGCCCTTACAATTGAAGCTGTTGATTTAAATAATGAATTTAATGATTTAGTAGCAGCTTTTAGTAATACTTCAGGACATAAACATGATGGCACAGCAGCCGAAGGTCCTGTTATTTCTGTCCTTGGAGATGCAGGTGTCGCTACACCATTAAATAAAATTTTAGTTGATACTACAAATAAACATATAGAATTTTATACAGATGTAAGTTCTGCAGCAGTTCAACAATTAAGAATTCAAGATGGAGCAATCGTTCCAATTTTAGATAATGATATAGATATAGGTACAACTGCTTTAGAATTTAAAGATGGATTTTTTGATGGTACTGTAAATTTAGATACTTTAGTTATCGGTACTTCAACTGGTGTAACATCTGTTGATACAGATTTAACTTCTGCTTCAGCAAGTGATGATACTTTAGCTTCTGCTAAAGCAATTAAAACTTATGTAGATGCAGTCCCTGTCGGAGACCTTACTGCTATTGTAGCAGGAAGTGGTTTAACTGGAACATCTTTATCAGGACCTATACCAACTTTAAATGTAATTGGTGGAAATGGTATAACTGCTAATGCTGATGAATTAGTAATTGATACAGCAATAACAGTTGATAAAACAACAGCACAAATTTTAACAAACAAAACTCTTACAACTCCAACTATTGCTTCAATTTTAAATACTGGAACAATAACTTTACCTACTTCAACAGATACATTAGTTGGTAAAGCTACTACAGATGTTCTAACAAATAAAACATTAACAAGTCCAGTTTTAAATATTGGTATTAGTGGAACAGCTTTTAAAGATGAAGATACTATGTCTTCTGATTCAGCAACTGCTGTATCTTCACAACAATCTATTAAGGCTTATGTTGATACCCAAGTCGCAACTATACCAGTTGGAGATATTACTTCAGTTGTTGCAGGAACAGGTTTAACAGGTGGAGGAACAACAGGTGATGTTACTTTAAATGTTGTTGGCGGAACAGGTATTACTGCAAATGCAGATGATATTGCAATTGATAGTAGTGTTGTTACATTAACTGATACTCAAGCTTTATCAGCTAAAACATTAACTAGCCCAGTTTTAAATACCGCTATTAGCGGTACAGCTTTCTTAGATGAAGATGATTTTGCATCTGATTCAGCTACTAAAGTTGCATCTCAGCAATCTATTAAAGCTTATGTAGATGCTCAAGAACACTCTGTTACCCCAAGTAGTACAACTATATTTACAAATAAATCAATTGATTCTGATAATAATACTATTACAAATATAGTTAATGCAGATATTAAAGCAGCAGCAGCTATTGATGCTTCAAAGATTGCAGATGGTTCAGTAAGTAATGCAGAGTTTCAAAGATTAGATGGACTAACTTCAGATATTCAAACACAATTAGATTTAAAAGCAACTTTAGCTTCTCCAGATTTTACTGGAAATCCTACAGCTCCTACACAATCAGCAGCAGATAATTCAACTAAACTAGCAACTACAGCTTATGTAGATAATTCTACAGCAGCTAGAGACCAACTAGGTGAAATGACAGATGTTACACTTTCTGGTTTAGCTGATGCTAATTATTTTATTTATGATAATGCTGCAAGTGTTTGGAAAAATAAAGCAATAAGTGGAGCATTTACTTCTAATAATTTAGGAGTAACAACTTTAGCTTCTGGAATAGATGCTACAAAAATAGCAGATGGTTCAGTAACAGATACAGAATTTCAATATATTAATACATTAAGTGATAATGCACAAACTCAAATAGATACGAAAGCTACAGCAGGTTTTGCTGTGGCTATGGCGATTGCTTTATAATGGTTTACATTATGGCAAAAATATGGTATAATTAGGATAACAAATGGCTCAAAATTTTCAAAGAACACTCAATCGAAATATCACTCTCTTAGCTTCTCCTCAAGAACTAAGAGCAGCTACTACTACAAATGATGCAATCATAGGTGTTAGATGTACTAATACTTCTGGTGTATCAGTAGATATTACTGTTTATATAAAAAATACTTCAACAAACTATTACATTATTAAAGATGCTCCCATCCCTACAGGTGGAAGTTTAGAATTAATTGATGGTGGTTCAAAAGTTGTATTACAAACTGGAGATTCAGTTGAAGCTTATGCTTCAGCAGCTACTTCAGTTGATATTGTTTTAAGTGTTGTTGATTCAATTAGTACATAATATTAAGGATAATATAAATGGCGTATGTTGGTGCAACTCCTGCAAAAATACCTTTAACTTCAAGTGATATTGAAGATGGTATAATTACTGCTGATAAATTAGCAACTGATGCTGTTGAAACAGCAAAAGTTAAAGATGTAAATGTAACTGCAGGAAAATTAGCAACTACACAAGATTTAAGTTCAAAAACTATTACCTTACCAGCAACTGTTGCTGGATTAGGAACAGGTATTAATGTTACAAATCAAATTACAGGCGTTGTTCCAGCAGCTAATTTAGGAAGTGGTACAGCTTCTTCTTCAACTTATTTAGCTGGAGATTCAACTTATAAAACAATTTCAGAATATAATGACGATAAAATTCAAAGCAATATAGCTTTACTCGGATTTAAAACTGCTGTGAATGGCAGTTTAGCAAAATACAATTTACAAGACCAAATCATTGATGAATATGAAGATGCAACAGGAA